CGCCACAGGTAGGCGAGCGACCCGTCAGCCGAAGGCGTACACACCGAATGCGGCGTGTCAGCCACACCGAGCAGCGCCCAAGCCGACTCGTCAACCGAACCCGCCGCACGGTCCTGCATCAACCCAAGGTTGATCGTGGACGACTTGTTGCCGCCGATCACAGTGCGATAGCCCTGCGATGCGAAGTTCGTGGTGTCGAGTTCTGCGACGGTGGTGGACAGCGCCACGTCCTTGCCGTGCCCTGCCAGCTCGAGACCGCCGACAAGGATCGACATATCGGACCAGTACTGAATGCTCACGCGTCCACCTCGTTCTTCTGGCCGAACTTGCGGGGCGCGGCCTTCTTCGGCTTCGGTGCAGGCTCCGGGGCGTCAACGTCCACGAAGTGCGGGGCGGTGGCGTAGGGGGAATCGTCCTCCCACAGCGAGCCGACAGGGATCGTGCCGAACCCCGGCGCGTCGTGTTCTTGTGTGCAGCGCTTCACGGCTAGCTCCTTGGCTCGTTGACGGTGATGCCGAGAGTGGCGGTCAGGTACGGGCGTCCCGCGTCGCCGCTCTCCGTCACACCTGAGAACCCCTCAGCGATGCATGTGGCGACCACGCCGCCGAGCGTGGCGTCAGTGCCGAGCGCGTCGAACAGACTCATGTCGGTGCCGGTGCCGGCGATGGCGTAGATCAGCGATGTCGCGCCGAGCGAATCCGTGCCGACCGCCACCCGCACTTCGGCCCGATAGCGGACTTCGGCCACGCCGCGCGCCCCGAACGTGCGTCGGTAGGTGATGAAGTCGGGCGCGGCGTAAATGATGACCGCGGGGAGTTGCGGGTCTGCTTCGGGCATGGCGTACACGTTGAGCCGGTCGCCGTCGATGACGGTCTCAATGGTCGCCTTGATCGCGTTGGCGAACGCTTCGGGGTCGATGCTCACAGCACGTCCCACAACTTGGTCTTGCGGTAGTCCTTGAGCAGGTCCGCGATCAGCTTGTTCTGGCGGATGCGGACCGCGCCAAACTCGTTGAACCCACCAACGTCGCCCTTCAACTCGCGCGCCCCGGCGATGTCCTTGGCGAGCATCTTGCACGCCTCCACCACCGGGTACGGGATCGCCACCCAGCCCCACGTCCCGGTCACGGACACGGTTGCCGCGCCGTAGTTGCTCGCCGTGCAGAACCAGCCGACACTGTTGAGCCTGCGGAGCGTGTAGTAGGGCCAGGTTTGCCCGGAGTCGGTGAGGTTGTTCAGCGGTTCCGCCTGGTAGTCGGTGCCCGCCGTGAGCGTTGCGCCGTTCTCCGTGACCACCGTGACGGTGGTGCAATCGTGGATCGTCAGCAGTTCATCGCCATCAGGCGCGTACAGTCGTGCGGACGGCGTGTCGGCGACGACCATCGGGCGACCGAGGTAGTCGTCGATCCCACGGTGCGCGGCGTCGAGCGCGGCCTGCAAGCGGGCATCGTTCGCCGTGCCGGTCCGCTGGTTCTCCAAGTAGTTCTTGAAGGTGGCAAGGGTGACGTAGGCCACGATCAGCCCTTCGACGCCTTAGCGGCCTTCACGGGGCGCTCTGCGGGCACCGTGGGGGCGATGTCGAACAGGTGCGGGACCGCGGTCACGATGGGGTGATCGTCGGGCAGGTCTGCACCGCATTCGACGGTGCCGAGTGCATGGTGGAAGGTTTCAAGCGCCTTGGCCATCGGGGTGCTCCTTGAATCTCAGCGGCCCCGAAGGGACGGCTAGCGGTATGTCGCGGTCGATGACGAGCGACACCCGATGCCCGGGGCCGTCGTTGATGACGTGGTGCCACTCGTAGTGGCGCACCGGGAACGGCACCCCCGCTACTTGGGTGAAGGTGCCGTAGGTGCCGGTAGTGAACGGAAGCTGCCAGCGCTCAAAGTACGGGCCGGCGTCGATGTGTTCACGGATGTACCCGCCCGGGGCGAGGCGTGACAGCCATGCGCTGCGGACGGGGGCGAAGGGTGCGAGCAGGTCAGCGAGTGCGGGGATTTCCACCCGGCCCGCAAGGCAGACGGTGATCTGCTGGTAGCCGTGGTGTGCTCCCGTCTCAGCGAGCCGAGACGGGAGCGACCACAGGTGGTCAACAGCGGTGAGGGCTGCCGACAGCACGGCAGGGTCTAGCCCTGCCATTGCTCAGGTGACGTTGAGCAGGCTGATGGCGGCGGCGTTGACCACTTCGCCACCGACACGCCAGAAGGCGAAGAAGCCCGCCTGACCCGTGGGTCGCCGGTTCGCGCCCAAGACGAGGTTGTCGTAGTACACCTCGACGCCAACGCGGTCCACGATGACGTAGGCCGCGTTCCAGTCGCCGTAGCCCAAGACGTAGTTCTCGCCCAGGGCGGTGATCGAACCGTCCATGTCCGAAGTCTCGTAGCTGGGCGAACCGAGCAGCACCGGGGGGGTGCCTGCGCCGAGCTGAGCCCACAGGGACGAACCGCCCGAGGTGTCGAACTGGCGAATCCGGTTCTGGATCGCCACGTTCGCCTGCCACGCCGCCCGCGAGGTGCGGAAGCGGGGAGCGAGACCGGCCTGCGTGGAGTACACGTCGGCCACGGCGAAGGTGTCGGTGCTGGCGGAAGCAACGAGCGAACCCGCTGCGACCTTGCCAGTGACCCAGCCCTGCGGGGCAGTCGTGCCGTTGCCCGTGGTGAACGCGGTGCCTTCCAGCCGGTCCTTGGCGTCGAGGATGAGCGGCTGCACCTGCGAGGCGAAGCCCGAGTCCGCGAGGACTTCGTAGCTGCCGAACAGGTAGGCCGAACCCTTGAACGTCGGGATCGCGGGCTGGGTGAAGGTCGGGGACGCGTCAGCGGCCTCGGTTGCTTCGTCCAGCCACTCAGCCGAGACGCCGGCCGAGGTGACGCCGCGCCACTCGTTCGCGCCGATGATGGTCTCCTTGCGGGCCAGCTGACGCATCGGGTTGTTGACGCCGTTGTTGGTGAGCATCACGGCCGGGTCGAGGATGTACGGCACCATCGCGCCACCGTTGGCGGTGGTGAGCGACATGGCGGCGCGCTCGAGCTGGGGACCGAAGTTGCGGCCCTGCGAGGCGATGAAGCGCTCGAACTCGGTGGTGTACTCGGGCGAGCCGGTCATCAGCACGTACTCGGCCATCTTGGCCTGATTGCGGCCGGCCAGTTCGATCTTGGCGGTGACGGCTTCGCGCTGGTCGTCGGTGAACGCCCGCTCGGCGTTGCGCTCCACGGCGGTCAGGGCGCGGGCGATGAGGTCGGCGCTGTTGGCCTTGGCGCTGGAGCGGTCCACGCTGGACAGGTCGTACAGGTCGCGGTCGGTCGAGCGCACGAAGGTCGTGGGCGCGGCGGCGCGTTCCTGCTTGATCTCACCGGAGGCGACGCGGGAGGTGACGGCCTTGGCGCGCTCTGCGAGTGCGTCGAGCTTGTCGACTTCGGCGTCGAGCTCTTCGGCGCGGGCGATGTCGGCCGTGACGGCTTCCACCTGATCGGCGGGCACTTCGTTGATGTTGATGTCGGAGAGACGGGCGCGGATGGCGTCTGCCTCAGCGACGAGAGTTGCGCGGTTCATGCGCGGTCCTTTCGTTGGAGAGTTGCCGACAGGCGGGATGCCAGGTCGGCGGGGAGCGCCACGCGCACGGGGTCGTGCGAGGTGGGGGTTTCGCTGCTGCGCCCGGTGTCGGGCGAGAGCAGAGCGAGGATGTTGCCGACGCGCGCTGCAAGGTCTGCGTCGTCAGCGAGAAGGGAACGGAGCTCATCGTCCGTGTAGGTGGCGAACTCGGCACGGACGGCGACGATCTGCGCTTCGCCGTAGGCGGGGAACGGAGTCGCGCCGTACTCGGTCATCGCGATCTCTGTGCGTTCCTTGGCGTTCAGCCCCGAGTCTGCGTGCTTGCCGGCGGCGCGGGTGGCCTTGAACTGCCCGGAGAACGACATACCGCGCAACGCACCGTCACGGGCGAGGGTGTGCACCTCATCGCCGAGCGGGGTGTCCATGATCTTCGTCGAGGTCCACACGCCGCGCGAGTCGGCGCGCACCTCGGCCGGGACGCCGTACGGCATCGAGTACCGCTCGGAACTGTCGCCGTGGATCGTGCGCCCGTGGTTGAAGAGCACTTGGAAGTTGCTGCCCCGCTGCGACAGGGTGCGGTCGAACGCCGTAGGAGCGATGCGCTCCATGTAGTGGCCTTCGCGGTCACGGATTTCCTGCTCACGCGAGAACACCGCGGCATAGGCGTCGATGAACCGTGCGCCGCCTTCGGAGCGCGTCGCGAGGTCGTCGATCGGTGCGTACCGTTGGAACACGGGGCCTCCTTGGGAGGATCAGAGAGCGCCGACGAGTAGCAGCGTCTCGATGTCGAGGTCGTCGAAGTTGGCGGTGAACTCGATGTCGGCGGTGAGGGTTGCGCCCGCGGTGAGCGTCGCGGCCATGTAGGCGGGGATCGGGTTGGGGGTGCGTGTCCGCTGGGGTCGCCGGGCGGGACGGAGTCCGCCGCCTGCCGACTGGCTGGAGGTTGCGGCGAGCGTCGCGGTGAGTGCTGCGCCTGCGCCGATGGTGGCGGCGATCGCGCCGGGGTTCGCGGGTTCGGATGCGCCGAGACCTTGGGAGACGATCGCGCCGTGTTCGGGGAGTCCTAGACCACCAGCAACGACGGCCATCGGCTACTCCAAACGTTCGCGGCGTTCAGCCCCAGCCCCGGCGTACGCGACGGTCCCGGCAGCGTTCTGCCACAGGTCTGCCGCGTAGAGCACGGTGGTGCCGTCCGTGTCGTAGATCGTGATGGTCCCGGCTACCGGGTCGGTCACGACCTTGTTGCGTGCCGCGATGTGAGCGAAGTTCAACGCCTCGCCCATTGTGCCCGCCTCGTTGAACGATGCCGCCAGGGAACTCCAGACGGCGGAGGCGAGCGACTGCGGTGAGAGTTCGGTGTACGGCTGGATTGCCGCTTCCATGTGCCCGATTGCGGAGGGGGTGGGGGTGACGGTGCCGGTCCCGGTGATTGCGGCGACCGCGTTGCCAAGCGCGACGAGTGCGCCGGTGACGTTGCCGGATGCGGCGAGGTCGGCGGAAAGCTGGAGGATGGCGAGCACGTCAGCGGAGACCGTCGCGCCCGCGGTGATCGCGGCGACCGCGGAGACGATCAGTGCGCCCGTACCGGCGAGGGTGGCGGTGCTGGTGAGTGCAGCGACACCGTTGACGCCCATCGCACCGGAACCGGCGAGGGTGGCGGCGGCGGCGAGTTCGTTGGTGGCGGCGAGGTCGCCTGCGTCGATGGGTAGCACCCACGACGACGGGGGGCGGGTGCCGCGGGGGGTGGCCGAGAGCGACGAGTAGGAAGCCCACCCGACGAACCGACCTCGGGTGGCCCCGGACTTGCCGAACTGGGCGCGGGTGTCGGACACGGTGGAGCCGCCGAACGCGCGGCCGGGGTTCTTGTTGAGTACCGAGTAGTTGCCGATCAGCATCTCAGCCCCAGGCGAAATCGAGGTGCCCGTAGAACGCGGAGTTGACCGGGGTGGCTGCGCCCGCGTACATCAGCCATGACAGGTTCGCCCCGTCGTACACGCGCGGCAGGGACGGCACCTGGTTGAGGAGATCTCGCTCGGCGGCGACACCGATGGTGGTCATCGGGAGCGTGAGCAGCGGCCGGCAGATGACGAGGTTCAACTGACCTGACGTGTAGGTCGACGACAGGTTGAACTGCTGCACCGAACGGATGCCGGAGTCTCCCGCGGCGAGCGGCATGAACGGCCCGTACTTGCCCGCGCCGGTGCCGGAGTAGACGATGTTGCCCTTCGGGGCGGCGGTGGTGCCGGCGGGAAGCACGGACGGCGTGAGCTGCCCAGCGGTGCCCGCCTGGTTCGTGTAGGTCATGCGGATGTTCGGGGTGCCCGCACCCATTGCGGTTGTTGCCGCGCCGACCGAGGCGACCACATAGGCGCGCAACCCTGCGCCGTTGGTGTGGCGACCCGTGGGGAATACGACGGTGTTGTCGAGCGCCTGATCGCCGGTCGTGGTGACCGAGTTGATCCGGTAGAACCCGAGACGGTCGACCAGCATGAACACCGCCGGCATCGTGGTCGCCGCCGCGGAGAACGCCGACGCGTTGACGATGTGCTTCGTGTCGGTGGACACGTTCCCGCCGTGGGGGATGCCTGGCGAGGTCGTGGAGGTGTCGTCGAGCGCTTGGAAGGCGAGCGACGTGCCGGTCCCGTAGGCGCTGTCCGAGCCGGGGTTGCCCGGGCCGCAGGAAAGGTCATACCACTGGCCGGCGGTCTGCGCGGTCGTCGGGAGTGCGAGCTTGTTCCAGTCCGTGCGCAGGAACTTGCCGTTGACGGTGGTCTCGTTGATGAAGTCGTCGAGGCTGCTGAATCCGGCCATGTGAGTCTCCTAGTTCCAGACGACAGTGATGTCGCCGTGCAGCGCTGTAGCGGCCAACGAACCCGCTGGACAGGCCAGAAAGTTGAGGTAGGCGTCATCGGTAATCGTCGGCAACTGCCCGAAGTCGGTGAGATAGTTCACTTCAACGGGGGCGTCGATGCCGCGGAGTTGCAGCTGGGCGAGCGGCTTGACGAGCACCAGGGTGAACAGGCCCACATCTGCGCCAGCCATCGTGATCGAGTCGATGGAACGCACCCCGGTGTCGCCCGCCTGTAGCGGCAGGAACGGCCCACGAGCGTTGGCGTTCGCACGGTCAGAGGTCACGATTGAGCCGTTGACGCTGACCGAGTTCTGCACAACCGAGCCGGTGGAACGGCCCGCGACCCCGTCACTGTTCGTGTAGGACACGGCGAACGACTGCCCGCCCGTGCGCCCGGCGACCGATACGGCCATCATCTGCACCCCTTCGCCGTCCGTGTAGCGGGGAAGGGTCAAGGTGTTGTCAAGGAACTGTTCGTCGGTTGAGCCCTCATCGATGAACGGGTAATAGAACAGGTAGTCACACAGCATCATCGGCATCGGCAACGCAGTCGCCGTGGTAGTCATCACCGTGACCGACTTGAGGTGCTTCGTGGAGGGGGAGACGTTGCGGCCATGCATCAGTCCTTGCTCGTCGGAGTAGGACATGGGCGCACCGATGAGCGGGGAAGCCGCGTAGTACTGCGGGACGGGAGAGCCTGGGGACATCGACAGGTCGAACCAAATGCCGATGGTGGTCACCTGTGACGGCGACTTGCGCCAGGTCGAATACCAGGTCTGCCCGGCGTTCTCCGCGGTGGCGAACGCGGCGACGTTGCGGAAGCCCATCAGCGGACCACCGCACCGCCGCGGGCCTGCGCTTGCGCCTCAGCCACAATCGGGCCTTGGCAGCCACACCCGCGCACCGGGGCAGAACCCGCGACGACAACCACCGGGGCGTGGCACGTAGCGCAGTAGTACATCAGTCGAACACAATCGTCAGCGCGCCGATGGCGAACTGTGGCTGAATGCCGGTCGACACGCTCAGCGAACTGGTGAGCGCACCGGAGGCGATGATCTGCGACGATGCCGAGGGACTGATCGACACATGCGTGATCGTGTTCGTGCCCGACGAGCACTGCGGGAACTGCACCAGCGCGGCGTTGCTCGTCGTGTTGCCGGCGACCGTCCACCCAGCACCGGAGCGGGCGACCGTCACCGCGGCATAGCTGCCGTAGGTGGCGGGAGACGTAGCCGTGGTGCCACCTTCGCCGGGGTCCCCGACGTGAAGGTGCACCTGTAGGTCGGTTGCTGCGTTCCACGACAACGCCGTCGCGTTGAACAGGAGGAGGCCGAGATCGTTCTCTGTGGTGTTGCCGAGACTCATAGCGGATTCTCCGTAATCGTCGAGATGCGCCCAAGGGCGTCGTGGGTGATGTGGCGCGTCGTGGCGCGCTGTTCAGGGATGTTCACGGTCACGTCAGCCGGGGCGACATGCACCACCGGAGCGGGCTGCTCTGGGATGTGTACGTCGATCTGCGTATCGGACCGGCCGACCGTGACAGGGACCGTGATCCCGTCGATGTGAATGTCGGGCATGGTCAGCGCAAGCGTGAGCTGCTGTTCGGCCCGTTCGGGTGGCGGGGGACTCGGGACCGGGGCGATGTTCGCGCCCGGCTCCTGCAACTGCACGGACACCTTGCCCGTGTGCTTCAACGCCGCGAAGTCGCCATCGACGGCGGCGTTCACCGCGGTGTCGGCCGTGTAGCCCGCCTCGACGAGAGTGCGGATCGTGCGGGCGTGGCCCTCACGAATCTCGGCTTCGTCCTTCACGTCCTCCTGCAAGAACGACACGTCACGATCGGAGTACCACAGGCGAGAGCGAGACGGGGCAGGCTCCAGCACGGAGAGCGCGGAGATGGCAGCCTGCCATGCGTCGCGCATCGTCACATCAGCGAACCGGCGACGCGCCGCACCGTAGTTGCCCGCGTTCAGCGACGAACCGGACAGACCTTCAGAGAGTCCGACGACAACCGGGGGGACGCCCGCCGCGGCGGCGATACGGGTTTCGCCCGCGCCCTGCACCGCCTTGAGCGCCAACTGCTCGAAGTTCGCGCCCACGATCTTGACATCTGCGCCGCCACCGAGCGCGAGGGTCTTGCCTGCGTTCTGTGAGCCGGTCATCTTGCGCTTGATGACTTCGGTCAACTTCTTGAAGTCGTCCGGGGAGACAGTCGGGTCGAACGTGATGACCAGGTTCGGCGTCGCG